TCATGTATCTCATTTCTATCATAGATCGTACGACTTAATATCTTACCGTGTCTACTAAATTGAGTATAATGTTTAATACAGTATCCCAATGCCTTCACAAAATTTTCGCATCCATCAACTTTACAAATTTTTTCTCCGTTATGTTTCCTCCATCGCAGATAGTGCTTTCTACAGTATCCTTTAGCCAAATGTTTATTGTCACAACCATCAATCATACAAGTTTTCATCATCAATTCCTCCTGTAGAATCATCCCTGAGAAAAATTTGCGGGAAACAAGTTCAGGATTACTTGCTTATCAGGCTTAAGTCCCTATCCCGCAATTTTCAAATTAACTATTCCATCACTCGGATGAAACTGAACGCAATGGCCCCAATACACTGGTTACACTGAATACGCAGGTTCCACCAGTCACAATGCTCAGATGACTGTACCTTCCTCTGGGATTAGGCACATGAATCGTGCCATTACCGGCAGCTTCCAACGTCAAGCTGATATCATTGCCAGCACCCGCCGTCTCGTCAGTCCAGTCGCTGTCATTATCACTGTACTGCAACGTCGCAACGAACGAAGACGCCCATGCTCCGCATGAGATGAAGTACGAAACTGACGGAGCCTTCCCATGATCTAATGACTCCGTTAAATACGTATTAGCTCCCCGGCTTAAAGCCGGATAGCCATCATCATCTATGTCGTAATTTACTCCAGGATCTCCTTTCATAATCATCCTCCTTTAATTTTGTTTGTAAATTTTGTTTATGGATCTTGTTTATAAATTTTGTTTATGATTACTTGCTTACTGAGCAGTTACGGTAATACCGGCAGCCAATGGTACATACGTCATATACCATGTGATATGATCAGTTGCAGCTCCACCAGGATCAGCACTCATCAACTGCTCAATCATTCCTTCAGGACAAAACCATGAAGACATCAATGTCGACAAACCAGTAGCACCCGGTTCCAGCGGAGTTAATACAGCCGGATTAGCATCGGAAAAGGCATAAACGGTTCCAACAGGGTCATCAGTTATGGCAACTGCGGTTGTAAACTCAGTGTCCGTAGTTGAATCATCTCGATCCACAATCAACTGAGCAGTGGTTGCGTTAGATCCAACAACGGCAGACACATAACCGACGATTGATTTAATCAGAATCGCTCCACCGTCAACGTCAAACAGGTCAGCGGTTATTTCATCAGCAGAGACCGAAATAACTTTTTCCTGATTATATAAGATCGCATCAAGGTCAATCTGATCAGCAATATACTGATCATACAAAGACGCATCTCCCATCTCCGCATCGGTTCCGATCTTTCCATGAACGCTATCAGTCGTAGTGCTATCAATTTGTCCTATCGTCGCCGGACCATCAGCACCCAACACAACCGGGCTTGAGGTTGAATCAGCTACTTCATCATCGTCCCATACGACGTTTGACAAAGTGAGTGAACCAGGATCAACGGCAGTAGTCTGGACATCGGTTCGAACGAGGATGTCCTTTATTGATCCTAATGCCGCACCAGTAAACTCGATTGCATGTTGGCCATCAGTCAAGTTGGTTATACAACCACCTTGAATTAATACCTCAAGATCGACGGTATCAGACCAGATCGCACTCACTGAATATTCTCCATACAGATACGGAGTGATAACTGAGAGATTATTGTTAACCCCATTGCCAGCATCAATAAAATGAGCTGCACCAACGGCATCAGCTGTAAACTGAACCGGTCGGATTATCTTCACTCCATCTGCTCCGGCAGCGAGATCAATCGTATCAACGAACTCCCATGACGAAGTTGTAGGCTCTGGAAATACCGCATCGATAAGTTCAAAATCATCTCCGCCAGCTTCAACAGCGATCCCGATCACTACTCCGCTTATACCTGCGAGATATCGGCCACCAAAAATACGACAATTAGCAGCACCAACCGCAATAGTTGCATCGGTATCGGAATAGGTATAAGTTGCTTGAGCGCCTATTGAACCTTCGTGAACAATGGTTATACCAGCTTTGTCTAAATCAAACCCATTAGCCGCAGTGTAAGCTTCAGCATGTCCTGCCGCTACACGAATAAGATCTCCGTTTGCAGCAGTCGCCAAATTGATAGCAGCATCAACGGTCAGACTCGCATTGGTCCATGAGGTCCCAGCCGCTGTACCAGAAGCGCCTGAATCGACATACCAGACGTTGCCACTGGTTTCGATGCCGAGTCCAGCTTCGAAGACGGGGACATTCATAACGGTCAGGTCCTGAGTCTTCACCCAAGGCCTGTAATAGTCCGTAGCAAAAGCATTTGTGCCTATCACAAGCAAAAGTGACACAAAAACAGATACTACAAAATTTCTATACTTCATAACGATCCTCCTTTTATTCAGTGTCTATAATACGATGATCATAATACAATGATTATGATGCAGCGATTTTCATCGGTGCAAACGCTTCAGGCAATGTTACCTGTCCACCAACCCTCTTGACGATTTTAAACCCGGTCTGATCGTACTCTGCATATCGCTCAATGAGTCTCTGAACAGTGAGTCCTTTTCGATCACGGATTTTATAACCAGCCTTGAAATCACCGAACAAGATCGGGTATGAATTTGCGGCTATATCGGGCATTCCCTCAGGATTCACGATGGGCTTGCCAAGCAGTAACGCTGGACGTCCTTCCTGAACCGGAGGCTGCCAGAGGTATCTACCTTCTCCGTCTTTCAGCTTCCTAATGACCGATTCCGTGGTAGAGTTAAACGCCCAAGTACCATTCTTACGATAAGTCTTTTTCGGTGTATAGAGCACATCGACCAAGGCATCAACTCCATTATTCGAGGAGTCGGAAAGCGCAGCTGCTACACCACTTGAAGAAGATAAAGCCTGAACTCTGGCATCAGAGGTTATTCCCTTGGGAGAGTCATCCCCGGCAGCGGCTGCAAAAGCATCATCTTCAGCCTCAGCAACTGCTCGTGAAAAGGCATCGTTCAGTTCAGAGTTTATATCAGCCTCAGCATCTTCGAGGGTATTGTTATGCAACAGAGCAATAGCTCGCAGATCATAAATCGTGATTCGCTCACCACCTGCGGTCAATGTCTGAGTGGTGATCGCAATATTCTGCCTGCCCCATGCCACAGTAGGCTTGGAGAGAGATCCCAGCTGAACTGTATCCCGGCCAGTTGTACCCACCTGACAAATCGGTCGAAGCTCAGCCATGTCATAAGCCAACATGATCACTCCAGACTCCCACTCGATAGGCACCAAGAAACCACCAGTACCATCTGATGCTGAAGATAATGCTCTCTTCTCCTCAGGCGTCCAGACCACTTTTTCTCCCTCGAATCCGTGACGCAGCCATTTATCAAATGCTCTGATCTTCAGCGCCTCAGCCTCATCTAACTCCGGGTTATCCGGGGAAAAATTCGGTCGATTCATTCTCTTCTCGAATTCCTTTATAACCTTCCGAAGCTCGGTGATGTCCGCATTGACCTTTTCTACAACCAATGCGGTTTCGGACGTTACCTCACCATACCTCGCCTCTGCCTCGGCAATCGCAGTATCATTTCTCTTCTTAAACTCTTCGAAGGTGCGATTAAGTTCCTCGTTAAATTTCTTCAGTTCTAACGGCATTTTATAACTCCTTTCGTTTACTCATTTATTTATTCAAACTTTCTCTGATCTCAGCTAACTTCACAACCACACTTGGAGGCTGAACTTCCTCTTTCAGCCCAAGCAAGGCATTGAAGCGTACTTTCTCAGCTTCGCTAAAACCACCAATCCTCAATTCATCGCAGAGTGCCTCAACGACTCTACTTCTTTCTTGTTGATGAGCTGACCGGATCGACTCCGGTAACTCGGTCAATTTACCTCGGCTTTCTTTGGGGAGGATATTCCCGGAAGAAAGTGCTTTTAATTCATCTGTCGTGAAAGAAGTCTCCTGTGACATGACCTCTATCGACTCTGTGTTCTCTGAAATAAACGCTTTTGACAGGTCATTCTTCGACATTGCCAATTTCCTGGTCTCCCAGAATTTATCAACGTAACTCTTGGCCCATGCCAAATAGGAGGAATGAAACTTGGACAAGGCGATATCAAGCTTGGAAATTACCGTGCTCTCGTCCACTGCCCACCATATATCCCAGATAGTCTCATGCAAGGCATCCATGATATTCCAACCGCCGTTGTATGCCTCAATGGTCGCAAGGCTCTCATCAAAGTCCTCGGCTCTTGCCTCACCTGTATTCAGTGTTCCATCTTTATTCAACAATTCCTCCGGAAGAGACGGAATCTTGATGTCCTCGTCCCTTACTTCGGTGATTTCAGCCGTTTCATTGGCTTCAAACGTGACTGGACTAACCTCATAAAGCTTGACCTCAGTTATCTGCCTGATCCCCTCAACCTTCTTGCTCTGGACCGGTATGAAGCCAAAGCTCAATGTGTCAATGACCCCAGCCTTCAGATTTTTGAAGACATCATCAGCCTTCGTTACCCCCTTAGTCAGCAATCCACGGACGAATAAGCCTTTGCTATCTTCCCGGATTTCGATGATCTTACCTATCGGTTCATCCATATTGTGATTCCACAATATTTTGATCCGATCTCCCCTTTCTGAGATGGTTTTCTTAAAGGCTCCTGACCTGAAGCTGGATGAGTAACTATCCACGGTATCAAAAGTTGTTGCATATCCTTCGAAGATGTAGTCCTCATCGCCTTCTGCCCGAATCTCCGGGGTGAAGTTCCTATACTCTACTTTTTTCTTTTTCATGCTTTCCTCCTCCTTAATCACGTTTTCTAAGAGATTACGATTATTATTGACTTATTTTAAATATTATGCTAAGCTTAAGCTTCAGTACTAAAAATACAAGAGCATCGGCAATTAGAAACAATGATATCATTAGCAATTAACCATCCATATGGTGTCTCGACATCATAAACGAAACCGGAGTGATTAAAATGATTAACCGAAACCACATCATCAAATTGTACGTTTCTGGACTTCCCATTCAAGAGATCCTTAATATTGCTGGCATCAAAACACATACTTTTTATGAAATCATTAATGAAGCTAAAATCCAGAGAAGAGCTTCTACTAATTATAGAAATAGGAATGAAACTATTGATGGTAATTCCGAGAGGATTATCTCCCTTTATAAAAGTGGAGAAAGTGTCAATGCTATTTCCAGAATATTCAAAACTTCCAGGACTCCCATCTATAGAATTCTTAAACAAGGCGGTATCACACTCAAGACCCAATCTGAACAAGAACTTATTAAGTGGAAAGAACTTAAGAAAGATAGAAAGCTGGTTGAGAACAAATGCTCGGCTGCTTGGAATGCACGCCGAGGTAATGTTGACACTATCATCACCAAAAATAGAAGAGCCGATTCCACATTTGATGCTCAAAACAAAATCTACACATTCGAGAATGAGCTCTCCGCTTATTTCCGGAATGCTGGATTTGCTATTAATCAACAGTGGCATGTCGGCCCCTACAATCTCGATATCGCCTTTGATAAATTTCCCATCGCCGTGGAAATCAGTGGAACCTATCCTGCGGAATTCATTAAACTTAACGGTAGAAAGCGCACTAAATATTTGCTCAATGCAGGCTGGGCTATCATTTTCATACGTTGGAAAAGAACCAGCAAAAGGAAAATCATTAACTGGCCTTTTGATATCTCTTTTGCAGGCAATCAAGTTATCTCCCTCGTTAATAGAATCAGCAGAGATAAGACCTTGCTCGGAAAATATGGGGTGCTTACCGGTCACCCTGAGTATATTCCCACTGTTAGTTACGATCTCGACGGCCTTCCCATGATAGAGTGATTTCATAGCTTTAATAAATTCACCTTCAATTTTTGTACCTGGTAAAAAACAATTGACACGGTCAGCAGGCATTAGGCACTGGTCAAGGGGGTAAAGAGGCCCTTTTGTAGCACCTGCCTTAATAGAAAAACGTTCATCGATTTTTACTGCTGGTTCAGCTGCTCGTTCTACATGTATTTTTCTGACCTCAAAGCCAGAATTAGCCCACTTTTTATGAGTCGCACCAGTTGATTTAGCTCCTACATATTGTCCAGCACTTCCAGCTGTACCAGTTATAGTACGAGACAAACGCAAAGCACGCTCAGCAGAAAAAATACCTGCATCCGTTATCGCTTGCTGAAGCTGAGCAACAGTTAACGCCTCATCAATCCCATTCTGAATCTGAGAAATCAACTGGGAAACGGTCGTGCTCTCAATAAGGGATTTCTCTGTGAGGACAATAGCCTCCTCAGCAAAATAATCACTGATTAGTTTCTTAGCCTCATCATCAACTGATCGTTTTTCAATAACTACTTGATCTGCTGCTGTCAATGCATAGTCAAGCGTCAGTTCATCGTAGACGTCGATCCAGTCTTGCCATGAATCAGATAAAAGTTCCTCAACATCTATCATGACAATACCTGGATTTATATCTGCATTAAGAGCATCAAATATAATGTCCTGCTGATCGTCAAGCAACCCTTTAATGTCTTTGCTCCTCAAAATAGAATAGGCCTCTCGGTCTTCAGCCTCCCCATCTAAATCCCTTATCTGCATCAACTTTGGCCTGTAGGAGAGAGGCTGACTACGTACTTCAGGGTCTACCCCGGTCTTGACCTCAGTCTCAGCTTTAGAACTGGCAACATGTGAGTCTTCCCATCCATCGTATTCATCGATTCCTAACTCAAAGATCCTATTCAGCTGATTAACTGGAACACCCATCTCAAATAATGTCTTAGCTGTCTTCGAACGTTCAAGCAATGCTCTGCGTATAGCTGGGATAGCATTAAGGTTATATGCGATTTTGTTCTCACCAAGCTCTTCGTCAAAGAAAAAATTAAAGGTATCTTTCACATCATCAAGCAATGGTATAATTTTCTGAAACCAGAATATTAACTCTGACGTTTGATAGTTATTATACGTAGAAGCTTCCTGTGTACCTGCATATTGAGGCGGTACACCAAACACAATGAATATCTCATCCCTGTTGGACCTCCGGCTATTAAGGAAATCCATTTGCACAGGAGTCAAGGAAGTACGGATATATTTTGCTTCACTACCTAATACACCTAATTTCCTCGCTTTGCTGGGTCCGGTATATTTTTCATTGAGCCTATCAGCTACTGCATCCGCTTCTCCTTGAGTACGAAACTCACGCTTGAATGAAAAATAACCGTCTAAAACACCTCGGTTCTGCATTGCAGCTTTATTCCAGTCAAGCTGATCCACATCTATATCAACCGTTTTTGATACAGCCTGCAATGGTCCTATACCCATATAAGGGTTTGAAGGATCAAAGTACATGATATGAATGATTTCATCCGGTTCATAATCGACTTTTGTCGACATATCAAGAGCATAGCCTCTGATCCATTTAGAGATGTCCTTTGATAACAGAGGCTTTAATCTATCAGGAGATACTGGCCATATTTCAGCCGTTCTCCCTCCAGCTTGCACTGTTTTTAGAAAGGCATTACCACTCAGCTCAAGCCATGACACCAATAACTCAAAAACATTCTGCCTCGATATACTTGGATTCGGCCTATTCAACACATCAGAAAGATAATGATCTATAAACTCACCTTCCGGATTTACTACACCCCATGGGACAGAAGCAGCTGACTTCGAGATCAGCGTCACTGCCCTGTAGACCCAGCCATTAGCTTTATATCCGTCTTTGACAGCCTTCCGGACAGTCCAGTTATTATATACAGGCATACCGGTCTTGATCGCATAATAATTTGAGAAAGCCAAATTACGTGTAACGAAATTCTTTATTGATCCTAATATATTCATATCTGAACCTATGCCACAAAAACTTGATTACTGCTTTCTGAAGACCCATACCTAATTCCATCCATGGCATGGTCTCTAAATTTGACAGGCTCATCAAGGATATTACCATTTTTGTCCTGTCGCCATTTGTATCCTCGGAATTCCGTAACCACATTCGTGCTTCGTTTCGTTACGTGCATCTTCCGGCTTTTCACTCGGTTAATGCCTGAACTCACACTACCTTTGCCCTTTGCAACTGGGAATATGTTATACCCAGCCTGATATATTTCTTCGATCCGCTGAGGCTCTGCTGAGTCTGCCCTGATGGGTGCATCCTTGCTAACCCCAAGCAGAGCAAGTTTCTCAATAAGATCATTATTAGTAAGCTTAGTCTCATAAATCACTTCATCAATATATAAGTCTTGATCACTGTCTGCTAAAGCAATCAGAGCAGTTGGATTGTTGTATCCAAAATCGAGTCCGTATTCAAGCGAATCGATTTTTTCCGGTAAATCCTCAACTATGACCCAGTTAGTGTAGATGATATGCTCCGGCGATGCCCATTGACCAAGTGTATATATTTTGTAATACGTCTCATCCTGATTAATCAGATCTTCAAGGGTATCGATGTAGTCCTGCTCAACAAACCTATTGTCCAAATACGTTGTATGCAAGACCGACAGATCACCTTCTATATTCTCAGTCAAAGGCTTCAAAAAACTGCTTTCATCGATAGGATTAAATGTAAAGAACAATTGATTCTTGTGGCCTGGATTTTTTCCTCTGCATCTCAAATTAAGCTGGGTATAATCGTTAAATGTAAACTCAGTCGCTTCTTCACCCCACACATAGTTTATACCCTCTATCGATTTTAACTTCTCTACATCGTCGAGAGAACAAAAAAAGAAGGTATTGCCATTTATATCGAGGGTAAGGTCACTTTTATTTTTACCATGACCGATGGTGTACTCTGCAAGCATGTCTTGAAACAATAACCAACAGGATTTCTTGAGAGCAGGTAGGGTCTTCCTGACTATGAGGAATCTGAGACCGGATCTCTGAAGCGCCATGTCAAAAAGAAGGTGCTGGGCTACAGACCAGCTCTTACCGGAGGCTGCTGAACCGACTAATAAATTTTTTCTCGCTATCGTCTCCATCAGATAACGAAATTGCTTCTCATTTCGTGGAACTCTGTCCGGTAGAGCCTTGAATTCCAACTCAGCAATGAGTTCGTTTAGTCTGCCGAGCAATTGGGGTTTTACTACGCTTGGAATGTCTAATAGCAAGAGATTACCCTCATGATTAAGTGAGGAGGACGTGGTTAATGACCGGCCCAAGCCATTAAGGGATGAGAGACCACGCCCTCCCGATTAGAAATTATCTTCATCCGGTTCAGCAGGAGTCTCTTTATCCAGCGGAATAGAAATCTTCTCCGACTGAATAGAAACCTCTGTCTGATGCTCAACCTTCAGCTCCACTAAGCGCTCCATTGCTTCTTGAATCTTATCATCCAGATCCTTGATGGATATGTCGCTCCTGTTGACGTCAGTCTGACCAAGCCATTGCTTGCCTAAGAAAATCGCCATGGCTACATTCTTCATAGCCATACGGAATTGAGCACGACGTAATGATACTCTTCCCATGCCCTTTTTCTCTGAAAACACTTCGGAGAATCCTCGATTGTCGTAATTTCGCTTAATCCAAGCTTCAATGGTTTTGTCGGTGGTGCCGAACCAGTCGCAAACTTCCTGCTTAGTACATTGGATCTCGCACAGCTTTTCGAATTGTGTTTTATTAAAAGTACGTTGTTTTGGCATTTTTCACCTCTGCGTTGAATAATATCACGAATCCGAGGTGCGTGTAAATATTCGTGGGATATTTTTTCGAACAGGCAGAATGATGTACAAGGGGTGAATGGAATTCCCTTCACAAAAATGATACCAGAATCCTTTTACCCTTATTTACTGCTCGGCTCAGTTAAGCTATCTTATGAAAGTGCAATCTTCTTCTATAAATAACCACTCCTTTCATAGCTTTATTTCAAAAAAATTTGAGATAATTATAGCTTAATTTGTGATATCATGATTTCTATACAACAAAGATCAATAAAGGTAATGAAGCTATATAGTTTGATTTACTCCCTTATCTTATAGATTATGTATTAGCTTAATTTTATAGTTATGAATTCCATGAAATATGATGACACCTATGTCTGCGGTTGTACAGAATTTATAGCTGGAAGATTAAGCTAAATTATAGACTATAAGATAATAGTTGCAATAAGCTATATAGCTTCTTTTAATTTGCAGATTCTGAGAGCTGCATACTCATAAGATATAATAAATTAAGCTATAATTATACAAAATTTTTTCGGGGTAGAGCTATGAAGAGGATGATTGAGAGTGTGAGAAGATTGCACTTTCATAAGATATGTTAATTTGCTCGGCTTGTATAAAGGAGTGGATGGGCACTCTGGAGGTGCCCGATTTCTCCTATAGTGCCGTTCGGAAGACTATCCATTCTGTAACATCTATTTTTTCTTCTCTCAGGGATTTTCTTACTGACGAAGCCAGTTCTTCCGGGCAATCTACTTCTCCTTCTATTATCAATTCTTTGACGATAGATTCAGGAGTGAGGTTCAGTATAGTGTCCATGAGGATCACTTCTATCGTCTGTGCGTGATAATGTAGAGTTTGAATTGTTAGATCAGTTAATCTGGACTCACTTATTGTCTTAGCTGCGCCATATGCTGACATTCCTTTTTCGAGGATTAGGTGGTAGATCTGATTGAATTCATATCTCATATTACCTCCAAGGTCAGCCATTTTTAATGTCTTACCTACAATGTCATCCTCATTAGCCTCAATCGCTTTTTGCAATACCTTCATTTTGTTTCTCCTCTTCCTTGCTGAACGAGACGAATTTTAGCACCTGGACTTTATATTTTCTTATTAATTTCTCAAGGTTGCGCATTGATTTGCTTGGGCATTCAACTCTACCGAATGATATGAGCTTAATGAACAAATTCTCAGGGACATCCCTCCCTGATTCTCTCAATATCTTTTCAGCGCATCCTTTCAGTGATGAGAAACTTACATCTGTCAGACCAGAGTCTTCCACAGCTTCAGCTGCTTCATCTGCTGTTTTTCCAAATTTTACGATCTGATGATGAAGCCTACGTTGATTGATGTTCATGGTCTTATTAGCTTCTCCAAACAGTTCCTCCTCTAATTTAGTATTTTTATCCGGCGTATGTTCATATATTACCTGACGTTTTACGCAGACATTATTAGCTCTAAATAATTTCTCATATTCAGGGACTTCTCTTTGTGAGCAGTCTATCGTCCCTCCCCATTCCATGAATCCAACAAAGTTATGTTTAATATGTGCCAACCCTTTTTCTGTTATCATTTCCTCCATAATCTTCTTCGCGTGATATCTCAGAGTTGTATTACCAAGTTCAGAGAGACCTAAGTCCTTGACTGCTTTTGCTGCACCATAAGCTGTTTTTTTCAGCTCAACTATTTGCCGACGTAGTTCATCTTTGTACATTATATGATTCCTTTCTCTTTTGCTAATTCCTCTGGGATGAGAAACCTGTAGTCTTGTTCATTTCTAAGACTCTACTCTTCGGTAGACTTATCGTCTCAACGCCATCGAAGACCACATATGAATATTTTGATTTGCTCTTTAGCTCTCCGTAGAAGTCGATATTCGCTTCCTCCATTTTCATCACCTCCTTTCAAGGTCCAGATTGTGATATCATACCCCAACTCACTTGTAAACTAATTTACGGGGGTTTCTTGTGAATTGTGTCTGCCTGCACGATGAAAATCTTAACTAATCAAAAATCCTCTTATGTCTGCCTGCACGATGAAAATCTTAACTAATCAAAAATTTGGCCAAGGAAAGCCATGCCTGCCTACCTATAAACTAATTTGCGAAAGTTTCTGGTAAAATATATTTAAAGTTTGTACGAATATGAAAGGAATGACTTCGCTATGACTAAAATCCAAAAAATCGTAGGAATTGACCCTGGAAAGACAGTGGGCCTTTGCCTTTATAAAAATGATGAATTCATCAAAGGACAAGAGGCTTCGACCGTTGAAGAGGTCATTCACTTCATCAAGATAAATGAGCCAGATCACGTGGTGGTGGAAGATTTTATTATTAGCTCTCGGCCTTCATGTGCGAAAATCCCCACAGAGCAGATTGGAGCAATTAAATATTTTTGTAAAAGGGAAATGATCCCGTTGACCATGCAGCTGCCGTCAGCTCTTGCTTTCGGCAGCTCAAGAGTCAAAGGAATTCATAAGAGCGCACATATTAAGTCAGCTTGTAGCCATGTTATATATCATATTTATAAGCAGAAACAACAGCAGCAGCAGCAGCGACATTCGTGCAACTCAAAGAACAGGAGTGCTCAGTCTAACAATAAACCCGAAGTTGCTGGAGTACATTGGGATAGAAGTTATCAAAGATGGAGAGCACAGATTAACGTAGCAGGTAAAAGAAAACATCTTGGTAGGTTCATTGAATTCATCGATGCAGTTAAAGCACGTTGGGAAGCTGAAAAAAAGTATGGATATCCAGATCGTAGTCCAGCATTTAACTATTTGCAAAAGCTTAAAGAAGCATCACGAGAGGAAGATTGATATATGGGGAGGTAGCTCAATTAGGTAGAGCGTTCTGTCGCTAACTGCAAGGAAACGGTGTTTGGATGGCCATTCGGCACCCTGAAATTGCATGAGGTGTAAAAAGGAGAGTTTTGGAGTAGCGGCTTGCTGTGTTCCGGAATACGCAACCTGCAAAACATTACTCTTTCGCAGAGAGGCTGTAGGTTCAATTCCCACCCTTCCCAGCCATATCAAGGAGATTATGACAATGAATATGAATGACCTTTTTAATATGCTTACAAATTTTAAGATAAAGATACGGACTGATAAACTGACTCCTGTCGATATCAGCAATATGACTCTCATCATTGCACATGGATCACGGATAATGTCTGAGATTGATAAAATTGAGATCGTAGATGGGAGAGTAAAGATTCACGTACATTAAGGAGGCATATGTTATTGAACAACTTTATGAAGAGGGTAAAGCAGTTAAAGATTGTAACTTATCTCAGAGTCTATCACCACTATTTGCTCCATGCCGGGGAAGAAGGGCATGGAAGACTCTCTTATTCTGAAGGTAGATATTTTCTCAATAAGCTCTATATACCCCTTAGGAATTTTAAATTCGGTTGTATCTGTGGTTATGGAGATCAATTTCCCTGGAGTAAATCTAATGACGAAAAACGCTGATTATCGTAAGTTAAATGATAGGACTCTCAATAGCTCCACTTATCATAAGAAGGATGGGACTAAGGTCAGAGCAAAGCTCAAAGAGGCTGCCAGGAAAAAGATAAAGTGGGAGGGAGCTTTTTTGTGCGGAGACTGTGGGTTGGATACAGCAACCAGTGAGGATTATTATGTGGTGAATGCTGTACTCTGGAACACGTATGGTAATGGAAGAGGAGTGCTATGCCGTGCTTGTCTCTCAGCAAGGGTAGGAAGGCCACTTGAGAAGGATGATTTTGTTGATTGTATCTGGAATAAAGATTAATGTCACACCTAACCCTACGTAAGCATCGTATGATTACCAACAATACGCCCTTTCATTTTGATCTTCAGGCTTATTATAATCGAAAAAAGAAGACTTATTCGTTTCCTGTCTGTGGAGATATTGTTCGGCGCATTAAGCCCGTCACTCTGTCAGATGAGCTAAAATCACGATTCTCTCAAATTTCTGAGAAACAAGGCCTGTTAGCTGAAGCCAAATATGACCAAGCAGCTAAAGATGACCGTCTATTTGACTATCAGAAGTCCGGGGTAGCATGGCTCAAGGTCATTAAAAAAGGCATCCTCGCTGACGATCAGGGAGCTGGAAAGACCGTGACCTCATTAGCTGCTGCAAAGGAAATTAATCCTTCCAGCGTCTTAGTCATATGTTCCAAAACAAAGCGGAGTGAGTGGATTAATGAAATTCTTACATGGACAGGGGAAGAAGGGTATCTCCTCGAAAAATCAACTCCGGATGACTGGACCGGTTATATGGTCACCAATTATGCTCAGGCTATAATCCAAATTCCACAAGCTGATCTGGTCATAATTGATGAGGCGCACATTATTCGGAATAGAAAAACTCAATTATTCAAAGGACTCCGGAAGATAGCCAAGAGAGCCGAGTACGTTTTCCTGCTCACGGCATCTCCTACGGTTAATGCGATCTCTGACTTTTGGCCTTTGCTCTGCATATGTGACGAGGAGCGATTTAAATCATACTGGGGATTTGCCTTCCGGTTTTGTGAAATTCTCATGGAAGAGATGGGAATGAAAGTTATGAATACTAAGCCGGATGAAGAGGAAAATCTTAGGAATCTACTTAACCAGTATGTCTTATCAAGGGAAAGCACTGAGGACCTGCCAGAGCCTGAATGGGTCCAGATTGATTATGTTCTTTCTTCAACTCAGCGAGATCTATATGATCAAATGGATAAGACGATGGAGGCGACGTATCTCTCTGAGGATTGTTTAGCACTCACCTCACTATCTCAGATAACTCGTCTGAGGCAGATTGCATTACACCCGGCGCTTGTCTTCAAGGAATATTTTGGCAAAAGCAAGCTTCACCTATTACCTGAATACTTAGAGGAGTGGGAGGGGCAAACCCTCATATTTTCGCAATACGCCAAGCTTGCTATGATGACGTCGGATTATCTAAATCGTTATGGAATATCATCCGTTTATCTCACGAGCAAGCTCACAGATAAAGTTAAGGCTGAGACTCTCTCCCGATTTAAGAAGGGAGAATTTCAGGTCCTTGCACTTACTTATAAGCTCGGAGGAGAAGGGTTGAATTTAATGAATGCATCGCAGGTGATATTCTTGGAATATGCCTGGAACCCGGCAAGCATAAGACATGCCTATAAGCGTGTGTTAAGGCATGGTCAAACCAGTGACTGGATCAGATTCGTGATAATACACGCTGTCGATACCGTCGAGGATTTCATACGTGACATCCTCCGAGAAAAGAGCGCAGTTACATTAGATAAACTTCTGGAGAGAAAAAATGATTAATTATCAGAGACTTGTAAATCAATTACGGACGCTTCGGGCTGACCTTGATGAACAGACAATCACCCATGAGATACAAAAAATTGCTTTAACATCAATGATTTCCATATCAACAATTGCTGCCCTGAAGGTATGTATCGAATGGGCAGAGGAAGGATTGCCCATGCCATGGGAAGACCTTCAGATGGATTTTAAAAAGTTTTTCGGCGCAGATGAGTTATCAGAATTAGTATTTCAGGTCAGTACTGCTCTTAATATTCATCCGTTCAATGTCGTGAACCAGATCAGTGAGTTGCTCTATCCTGATGATGGGAATGACCATGACAAATTTAAAGATTTTCATTGATAAATAGTTTATAATCATCCTATTCCATGAAACGGAAGCAGGAGAAAACATGAAACAAATAGAAACAAAAATCGAAACTGGAGACTGTTTGGAAATTCTTAAACAATATCCAGACAACTTTTTTAATTTAATTGTTACATCGCCACCGTATGCTGACAGTAGAAGTAAAACATACGGCGGGATTAAACCAAATAAATATGTTGAATGGTTCTTGCCAAGAGCAAAAGAATTTCATCGAGTGTTAAAATCAGACGGTACGTTTATCCTAAATATAAAAGAAAAGGCGATTAATGGTGAGAGACATACTTATGTGTTGGAACTTATATTAGCCATGCGGAAACAAGGCTGGCTATGGACAGAAGAATTTGTATGGCACAAGAAAAATTGTTTTCCAGGAAAGTGGCCTAATCGATTCAGGGATGCTTGGGAGCGATGCCTACAATTTAATAAATCTAAGAAATTCAATATGTACCAAGAAGAGGCTATGGTTCCTATGGGTGATTGGGCCAAAACCCGATTAAAAAAATTGAGTAAAACTGACCGTACTCGTGATGAATCAAAAGTAAATAGTGGGTTTGGTAAAAATGTGTCAAACTGGATAGGTCGTGACATGGCTTATCCTACTAATGTGCTGCATTTTGCAACTGAATGTCACAATAAAAATCATAGTGCAGCTTTTCCTAAATCATTGCCGGAATGGTTTATAAAATTGTTCACAAAAGAGTACGATTGGGTACTTGACCCTTTTGTCGGCTCCGGTACTACAGCAGAGGTAGCTCAAAGCTTAAACAGAAACTCCGTGGGCATTGATGTTCTTTCTGAATATTGTAAACTTGCACAAAAAAGGACAGCCCAATATCAGTACAAAATATGCGAGGACGAAGCTGAAATTAAGCCCAATGAAGGAGGTGCTGACTGATGTTGATTCAGATAGACTGGTACAAAGATACAGGTAAATGGTATAGTGGCGGACGGGTCGAGATAGATCCCCTCCCATGGGAAGATGGAATCAGAGAGGCTATACTTGAGAATCAAAGGGAGCTTGTGAAGGGATGGGAAAAAAGATGTCATTACTATGTGGTGGTTAGTGACATACCTGAGTCTGAAGCCGATCCTAACTACCGGATGACCTATAGTAGGCTATATAAGCCTGCTGATTTCTTAAATTTGGAGAAAGAAAAGCGCAAAATCATTTGTAAAGGATAAAAATGAATCATTTTCAGAAATCTATGAGCCGAAAGAGAAGATCAAAGCGAAAGAAAACAATGTATTGCATCCATGCTCATAATTGTGACCGACCGGAGAACTGTCTTGACGGAGAGAGTTGCGCATTCATGGAGGTTGAAGAAAAATATATACCTCCTGACGATAATTGTGAGCATTGGATGGATAAGATTTGGGAAGGTAAACAATAGGGGGTCGGTTATCCGGCAGTCGTAAAATCTGGCTAAGAGGTCCGGTAGAATTTCGGTTAAATTGATTGCAGAGAGCACAGCCTCTTCCCTTAAATTTTTAAAATCAGGCTAACCGAGGTGCATCAGGTAGGGAGATTAGATCTGAACCTATGTCTGGACATTACCAAGATGAGAGGAGTATCTAATGAGCAAGTGTGAAATATGCGGTTACCAACCGCCATGTCCAAAGTGCGGATGTTATCCTGATGGAGATCCGGAGCCCACTGAAGAACAACTTAAGAAAGAAGCTACAGACGATGCTGAGCATAAGCATTATAGAAATGAGCACTATAGAAAAGCCTATTATGAAGAACAGGGATGGAAATTCATACCAAGGTCCTTTGTACCTCCGGGACAGCAGGGAGGGATAATAGAATGTCAAAAGTCAGAATAAATCCGGCATGGATAAGGGATAATCCCATGGGAGATGAATGCTCAACCTGCGAGTTCTGGAAAAAAGATGGGACTTGTGAACAATTAGCCGAGGCGCTTGAGACAGACATAGGAGTCATATCAGTAAAGCCGTCAAAAGGATTTTATTGGAGCATCTATAAGGGCGAGGTTTGAAAAGTCCGGCGAGGTTTGAAAAGTCGTGAAAGGTTTGAAAAGTCGTGAAAGGTTTGAAAAGTCTAAAAGGAGGTAGCAATGGTAGACAAACGGAAAGGTGATAAACACACAGATAAAGAGGCAAGAACATTCAACCTCATTGACCATCCTGATCTTCGTATGGACAGGAGGCATCCTGAGAACAAAAATGATAACCGCAAAGGAGAACGTCGGCAATCTATTCTTGAGAATGGTCGACGGTTCGAACCTATTGATGAAATTGATATATGCAAGCCTCTTGATGCACCCTATCTTCCCGGAGCAGCACACAGGTCAGGTAAGGAGCTTCAACCTATTAACCTGATCAAAGCTCTTGAAAAAAGTCTGGAGCTTCAGTCGCATTATGCTACGCTATTGAATCAATACGACATAGGTGAGCATATGATTTTTAATACAGTTGATAAATGGACGGAGCGACTTCGAAGACTTAACCCTGCACCCAAGAAATTTGGAGGATAGATATGAGAGATCAGAATGATATCAATACTGGAAATCATTCATGGAGAGCATTTGAAACACATGCAGAAAGGAATAAGATATATTGGTACTTAATTTGGGTTACTATATCTATGACTTTCATGGTCATCTATAGTTCTGTGATGCACTTTGTTTATATACCAGAATTACGCACTGAAATTCATGAGTCACAATTAGAAACGGATCGTTGGCATAACCGTGCTATTGAGTTAGATGTAGCTACCATCAAGCTAAATGCAGATATCATAGAGTACAGGGACGCTCTGAAATTTGAGAAAATATTTCTGATGTTTGCAAAGGCAAAAGATATCCTCGCATGTGAAGCGGAAGAGAAGCGTATAAGGGATAATCTTGATTTCTGCACGGAAAAACACTAAGGCTAATAAATGGTTTTTAGACAACGAAAAGCGAAATTGTATAACGGTCAAATTGTTCGGGCTGGGGATGAAGTTAGTTTCGTAAATTCTGACGGTAAGACGTGTGTCGGTGAGATTAAATATGATATCAATAATGATCCGAAGAAGTTATATTTCTGGAATGTCAGTCATGAGATCGTTGACTATCATAATGCTAAAAAAGTCAAGAGGATATGATGGCGAAGCAATCAAAGAAGAAAACTCGTAGACAAAAAGAAGCTGATGAATACCTGACGTGCAAATCGGAACGCACTCCAAAGAACCTCATTGCGGAGCTGAACTCAATGCCAGGAGAGCCAGAGTCAGAAGAGAAAACGATGAGGTTAATCAGAGTCATTAAGCAGACACATCTGAAGCATACAAGTATAGGACTCTATAAATGTCCGTATTGTAACGCTGAAGTAGAACGTACTCTTCGTAACGGTGACCGAACAAAGTCCTGTGGCTGCATGAAAAATAATTCAGAGAATATGAGGCCAGAGAAATACTATTTGGGACCATTATGCAATCAAGGTCATGATTATCAAAATACTGGCATGAGTCTGCGCTATAAGACAGATAAACGCTGCATCGTTTGCAGGAAAATGATAAACTCAAAGACCAAAGAATTTCACGAATCACACTATAAAAAGCATGACCGGAGTGAATACGTCTTAGTTTGCGTTCACTACACAGCATGCCTCGAAAAAATCAAGATCAATCCAAGATTTTTGATGGACTGCCCATGTGAAGATTTTGAATATAAAAAGGATTGTTACAAAGACGAGATACAGGAGCAATCTTTTGGTGGTGACACATTTAAGAGTAATTACAAAGATTATACTCCCACCAAGTCTGGTGGGAAAAGATCAGGAGGAACATGAATGGAAAATGTATTGAAGAGCATAGAGGATAAGGGACGGAAACCGGTCAACTTTTATTAAGAGGAGGCATGCAATGCCAAAATGCAAAAACTGTGGTCAAGAGATCAAGTGGGTTGAGATGGCAGATGGGAAGAAAATGCCGTTGGATGCCGACCCGGTTCAGGTGGTTCAGGTTAAGGAGGGAATCGGGCAGGTGATTTCCGTTCATAGACCTCATTGGGCTACATGCCCTGGTAATTCAAAATCAGCGTCATAGGAGTGAAATGCAGAATCAGCAAGCCGCATACGTTCGCAGAGTTTGTGATCGCTGAATATAATGACTGCGTTGAAGATCTAATGAATGAAATTTCGGAGGAGTATGGAAAAGCTGACCCAGACACGATTAAAGAAATTGCTACATTATGATCCGGACACTGGTATTTTTACTTGGTTAGTCGTCGATAGTAAAAGAGTGAAAGCTGGAGACATTGCAGGGTATATCAATTCTAAAGGTTATAGGCGTATTAAAGTTGATTATAGAGGTCATAATGCATCACGTTTAGCGTGGTTATACATGAAAGGTTATTTTCCAGAGCACGAGGTTGATCATGAAGATAGGATCAAGTGTAATAATAAATGGAAGAATCTACGTCATGTGACTCACTCATGTAATATGAAAAATGTAGATATTAAATCTAATAATAAATCCGGAGTCGTAGGTGTTTATTGGAATAGACGAGATCAAAGATGGCAAGCATCTATCAAGACAGCAGGAAAATCTAAACATCTCGGTAGTCATATAGACTTCATCGAAGCTGTCAAGGCCAGATGGAAGGCTGAGGTAGAGCATGGATATCCAGATTGTAATTCGACCAGCTCAGCTTTTAACTATTTGCAAAACTTTAATCATGCCTTCAAAATTTGAGCTTAAAGTATGTTTACAAGTGAGAAAACCTGTGAGAATATAGGAAGCGATATAGGAGGTGGTGATGTGCGTGATTTAATCGAAAAAGTAAACGAGTTCAGGGAAGAGGTCTATAATAGATCACGAAACGATGCAGCCAGAGATTCGATTATGCAACTAACTGATTTCATAAAAGAAATCGCACAACGATTAAGTGAGGTAGAAGACAGTGAAAGAGAGGCCTAGTGAAGAGTGAAGAAATTCATGTCATGCTTGAGAAGGTCAAGACAGCTAATATCAATGAGCTGAAGAAGATGCTAAAAGAACTTGCCCGAGCGAGTTGGGTTACTCAAGCAAGCAGGCTCAAACGGGCAAGGGAGGGGGTGAGATCTGATGGCGATCAAGGCAAAGGACGTTCTGAGATTTCGTAGGGAAACCGGGTGCTCGCTTGAAGAAGCACATCGCACACTCATGAAGAATGAGTTGATTAAGAGGGTCAAGACAGCTGAAATTCATGAGTTGAGGCAGATATTGATCGAAGTGATCCGGATAATCTGATGTGGCGATTCTTCAAAAACGAATGGCATAAGGAGAAAATTCTATGATAACAATAAGTCCTTCACAGATGCGTTCCATGGGCTGTCGTCAAAAATGGCAGTGGCAATACCGTGATGGATATCGGGCAATCATGCCAAATCATAATTTAGAGTTTGGATCAGGCATCCATGCTGCACTGGAATATTATTACACTCAAGTCTTTGGTGAAGATCATTCAGACCTGAGCCAATTCTTTTCTAACTGGATGGACCTGAAAATTGAGTCCATAAATTCTAAGTTCGACGATGAAGTTGAAAAATTTCATGACCTCAAAGACTTGGGCGTCACTATGCTTGATGGATACAGAAAGGAATATGAAGGCAAAGAAGAGGCTGAGTTTGAGGTTTTGGCTACGGAGAAAACCCTGAAGCGTAGACTTCCCCTTCCCATTCCAGGCACTGACAGGATGTCAAAGTGCTGGGTGATTGTTAGACTGGATGGGATCGTTCGATGTCTGAAGACAAACAAACTTTTTTCTCTGGAGCACAAGACTTTCAAGCGATTTGCTCCTAAAGAAATCGAGAATGATCAGCAATTCACAGCTCAAATGTGGGTCGGTCAGTTATATGCTGATTCATGTGGACTGGATGAACCGCTTGCAGGTGTCATATATAATGGGTTAAGGAAGCAGCGTCCCGGTCCAAGAGTAAAGGTTCCATTGTTTGAACGGCATAAAGTTTATCGTAACGAGCATGAGGTTCAGGCTTTTTTGCATAGAGCCTATTGGCAATATAGAGAATCCAAACATTGGAAAATCTTTGCAGAGCCAACTACCTTAGGATGCTCTCAATGTGATTTCAATGAACCATGTCTGGAAAAAATGAGAGGAGGTGATTATCAGTTTCTTTTAAATCATAACTACACGAAGAGGAAAGATAAGAAAACCAGATCTCCCTTCTCTTCATCTGAAAAGGGGAAAAATGAGGTGAAACATGGCAAAAGCAAAAGCAAAACTTAACATAACAACTCCACATGACACAGAGCATGCAAATGCCATAATCTATGGGGCTTCTGGAGCCGGGAAAACTCGTCTCTTAGGAACGGCGGTTGATTGTGAGCAAACGAGTCCTGCATTACTCTTAGATTTTGAGAGTGGGACCAGGACTCTGCGTGGAGTAAAGATTGACGTCATCAGACCTCAGTCATGGCGAGAGATACAGGACATATATGATTTCTTTATACACGATAACAAAAAATATCAGTCAGTTCTGCTTGATTCAGTCACAGAAATCCAGAAGAAATATAGTCTGGGAGTGATCATGGATGAAATGGGAGGAGATGAACTCAGTCATGCTGACTTAGGAAAAAATGAAGCTCCTAATAGAAAAGACTGGAATCGAACAAATTTGCAAATGTCAAAATTGATTCGGTCATTCCGAGATCTCGCTTATAATCCTAAGCAAGATTGCAGAGTTCATGTGTTTTTTTCAGCGTTAGAAAGTTATCGGGAGAAGAAGGATCTCATGTGTCCTACATTAAGCGGTGCATTAGGAGAAGACTGCGGCGCTATGGTTGATTTTCTATTCCGCTTATCCAGACAAAATATCGTCAAAGAAAATAAAGATGGAGAGGAGGTTAAAATATTAAAGCGATTTTTGCTCACTGATAGTCATATCAATGAAGATGGTATCCTTTATATGGGGAAAAATCGTGGAAAGGGAATGCCAAAGGGCATATGGGAGCCCACTATGTCAAAATTAATCGAATGTATTCAAAATGAAGGAGGAGGAGAAAAATGATCAAAGTCGTCATCATTGGAGCCGGACCAGCCGGATTATTTGCAGCTGATTATCTCCTGAAGCAAGGTGTCAAGAACATAATGATTTTGGAGACGGGAGAAGAACTCAAGGACAGAAACTGTCCGGAAGATCCAACATGCCGCTGTTCTAAGTGCAGCATACTTGAGGGAGTTGGAGGTGCAGGAGGATTCTCCGATGGAAAGAGCACGTTCTCCCTTACAAGGGGTACACAGATGGAGGAGATATTCGATCAAAAGGAAGAGTCGATCCTCTGCAAGATCAGGGAAATCATTGCCTATTATTCACATTTTTCAGGGATTGATTTTGAGCCAATAGGTCAAATACCTCCTGAAATAGCTGAAGCCGGATTCGAGATGGAGAGTTATCCGCTTAATCATCTCGGTACAGACGGCATTCAGAAATTTATAACCAATTATGTATCACATCTTCGTGAAGGAGGAGTTCTGATTAAGACAAACTGTCCAGTCTTGGAAATCAGAAAGAAGAAGGGTAATATCCCGCATGGATACCTTGTCAGATATGAAGATAGTCATAATAAATTCGGGTATCCTGTGCATGAGACCATTCATGCAGAGAATGTAATTGTCGCTACAGGCCTCCAGGGTACACCATGGTTAGAAGCCCAAGCACATGCGTTAGACATTCCATTGTCCAATGGACCTGCCGGATTCGGGATACGGTTCGAAGCACGGGCTGAAGTCTTGCAGCCACTATTTGACATCTTTTATGATTTTAAGATGACTTATCCATACTATTATTTTGATACAGTGCGGAAGATAGTATTTCGGAGCTTTTGCTGTAATGAATTTGGATTCGTGGTGAATGAAAATCATCGGACTCTTGGAATAAAGAATGTGAACGGTCACTCTTACCTGAATACAGATAGGAGTGCATTCTCTAACTTTGCTATCATTGCAAAACTGGATGCACTCAATGCTCAAGAGATGGTCCGGACCATTGCGAGAAAAATCAATAGTTCAGCCAATGGGAGTACGGTAGTGCAGAGGGTCATAGACTTCCTCGAATATCGGCCTTCAGAGCCATTTGATGTGCTGCTCAGAACAAATAAATTAGCCAGTGCAGGTGTCGACATAGGAAGATATATGCCTGTTCATCTCCGCAATGGATTTGTAGCTTTCCTCACTGATTTATCTGAGATCCTACCAAGATTTAATCCAGCACATTGCTTCATCTATGCTCCGGAGATCAAGTACTACGGACGAAAATTTCCGATTGACTTTAATACATGGGAGGTAGAGGACCATCCTGGTCTTTACGTCGTTGGAAATGCGTCAGGGTATCTGGACAGCTTCGTTTCAGCTGCCTTAACTGGTATCATTTCTGCTGAACATATCACAGGTAATAGAAAATAAAATGTGTTTACAAGCAAGAAAGCTTGTGACAGACAACTAAGGTTTATGACCATAAACTTTTAAAGGGAGATTAAAAAAATGGGAACACGAATTGAGACTGATTACGATGACGTCAATGAGTACATGGATGCTGTACCAAGGGGAGAATACATAGCGAAGCTTATTGAGGTTGAAGAGCAGGATAGTTCATCAGGAAATCCAATGCTCGTATGGGACTTCGAACTCATCGAAGAGTACAAAGGCTCTACTGTACGGGGATGGACATCTCTCCAAGAACATGCCTTAGGTGATGCAAGGAAATACTTTCGTGCTATCAAGAAGACCTGGAAGAGCGGAGATGATCTGGAGAAATTAGCACGAAAGTGCATCGGAAAAGTCAAAGTCAGGCTGGTTGTAGGAATCAGAACCACCCGTGATCGTGACTCTGGCGAAGAGAGGGAGAACAATAAAATCATTGGAATCTTCCCGGTTGATAGCAGGTCCTCTGCAAAAGAACAAACTTCTTCATCAAAGAAATCTCAAAGAGAAACCACAAAAGATGATGAAGATAAAGATGACATCCCCTTCTAATAGAGGTTTTTATTCTTAATAAGGGGAGAGACCTATGTTGGAGAATGCCTTATTTTATGCCGATTTAGGACTGTCAGTGATACCTATCTTCGGCATTATTGATAATCATTGTGATTGTGATGACGGTATAGATTGCAGTAATCCTGGAAAGCATCCGAGGGTAAAGTGGAAAATCAGTAGCAAAAAATGTTTATCTAAATCTCAACTCGAGGCATTGTGGGAAAAGCATCCTATCAGCAATGTAGGCATCGTGACAGGGGATATTTCTGGGATAGCTGTTTTAGACGTAGATGGTGATGAAGGTGTTGAGTCGCTTAGAAAAATTGGTATCAAACTTAAAGACTTGCCTGAGACACCTACATCAAAGACTGGCGGTGGAGGATATCACTTTATTTTTAAAATGTCCTCCATTGCCAAAACCAAAGCTGGTGTTCTCAAGAATGTAGATATCAGAGCTAACGGAGGGATGATCGTTGCTCCGCCGTCTATTCACAAATCAGGCAATATCTACACATGGATTGCAGGCAGAGCTTTAGGAGATGTCGATATAGCTGAATTTGATTTTTCCATTCTTGAGTCATCAGCGAATGAGAATAAGAAGAAGAAAAAGAAAAAGAAAAAGAACCTGTCGTGGTTTGAGGATTGTTTATCTGGTGTAGGCAAAGGGCTCAGAAATGACTCTGCTACAAGACTTGCCGGGAGGTATTTTTCTTTTGGGATGAGTAAGTTAGAAGTACGATTCATACTTAAATCATGGAATGAGGCAAATAATCCATCTTTACCTGCTTCAGAGATAGACACTGTCATTGAATCTATTGAGACTATGGAACAAGATAAAATTGGATCTCACAATAGTGACATGATATCCATTGCATTAGGAATTCATCTCGATTCAGTCAGTCGTATATCTGGAGATGAACCGCAGTATGTCCTAAATTTTGATGAAGGAAAATGTACTATGACAGTAGCACAGATGCTTAGTCCATTATTATTCCGGCAAAGCGTCGCTGAAGGAACAAATGTTCTCATCAGAAAGCTGTCATCAAAAACAACTCCTACGCATGATATGATGGCTCACTCAGTTATGAACTGTGCTGAAGACATAGATGCAGGGATTGAGGCTACCAATAGAGGAGAAATAATTGCCTTATTAAAAGACTTTATCAGAGGACAAAAGATCATACCTGACATGGATCAGGGAGATGAAATTCCTCATCATGGATCATTCCAATTTGAGGAAAAACTCTGGATATCGATAGAAGACCTCGTGCATAGAGGTGGACAAAAGTGGGGAATGAAGATTCCCATGAAGATGATGGCTCAACGGTTACGAGCTATAGGAATGGATAAGAAATCATTTAAATTTTCTGATGGAAGCAACAAAACTATGTGGAATATCGATCCAGACAACTTGAAGGAGGAACCAGGAGACGAATTAGATGAGTGATGAAATGAGGATTTACGGGCCGCCTGGATGTCTATCAAAAGATACTTGCTTGGCTTTTAGAAGAGGAAAACGACATTCAGGTCGAGTTACAACTATAGAAGAAGCTTACTATAGATTTAATCGCATACGAAGAAGGGATTCTGAAGGATGGAAATATTTATGGAATCCGGGAATAGAGACTCAAGTGATGTCGTTGATTTCAGAAGGTGTATTGCGGTTTTCTGCAATTGATCAAATCGTTATTTCAGGAATAAAAGAGACATATCAGTTAACGGTTGTATCAGGAAAATCAATCCGTGTAACTTATAAGCACCCATTCAGAGTGCCAAATAGTTCACCTAAAGCAGATGCTGAGGGATTCACCAAACTATATGATTTAGAAGCCGGGGATAAAGTGCTGTGCAGAAAATTTAAAATGCCGAGAGAGGAAGTCATAGAGTCTATTGAATTCTATGGAAAAGAAGAAACCTATGACATCGTCATGAAGTTACCGCAGTGCAATTATGTAGCTAATGATTTCATAGTTCATAACACTGGGAAAACTACATGGGCAGCAAAGAAAGCTGTCGAGTATGCTGAAAAATATGGAGGTGATCAGGTATCGATGTGCTCATTGACTAATACAGCGATAAAGGAGGTAGTAGATAGGAAGATCTCAATTCCAAGGAAGAATATAACGACGCTGCACAGCAGGTGCAAGAGGGCATTATTCGCTGGTCCTCCAGCAGAAACAAATATCAAGGCTTTTATAGATGAGAATAAAAAATGGTCGAGTGCATCCGGGAGTCAGCCATGCTTACCTTCACATATGGTTAGACATCTCCGTGATAAGAGCCTGAGTGAGGATATCCTCTCTGGAGGACAGATGAGTCTGTTTGAGCATGCACAGATATTAAGGCAGCAGATGATCCCTAAAGATCGATGGCCTGAATTGACGAGGAAGTTTTCTGAAGTCTGGGAAGATTGGTGCGAACAAACAGGCCAAAATGATTTTACTGGTTGGTTAGAGACCATCTTAAAAAATAACATATTGCCTCCACAAAAAGTCATCTTTGTCGACGAAGCACAGGATCATTCACCGCTTCAACTTGCGGTTGTCAGATCCTGGAGAGCAGAAAGAGTTTATTTAATCGGTGACGATGACCAATGCCAGCCTCATGAAACTCAAGTACTCACGGACAGAGGATATAAGCCGATAGAAGACCTGAATGAATCTGAGGATAGGCTCGTGACTTATGATAGGGCGCACTCTAATGTCATAGGTTTTAGAAGAGGATACTCATTTAAAAAAATTAAACATGAGTATACTGGGTATATCTATGAAGTCACAGCAGGGAAAAAATCTACAAAGACAACTGCTGGTCACATCTGGGAAGTGAGGTGGACGGAGGAAGCTAAATCTAAATATGTAGTATATCTTATGAAGAGGGATACTCGTTATAGAATAGGACAATGTTCATTGTTAAATTCTGAAAAATCACTTAATTTAGGTGTCAGAGCCAGAGCAGAAAAAGCAGACGCATTATGGATTCTACGCATCTGCGATTCTAAATTTGAATCCACCGAATGGGAGAGATTGTTTTCAGCTAGATACGGTGTCTTAGAGACATTGTTTGAGATTCCTATCTCTGAAAGAACCAATGGACTTTATAGAAGTAAGAAACATCTTGCGGAATTTTGGGAGAAAGCAAAAATATTAAAATATGATAATTTACCTGATTTATCAAATCCATTTTGGGTAAAAGGAGATAATGCACGCAATAAAAGCGGGGCTCAAATATTTTCAGTTGTAGCTGCTAATCTCTTCAGCGAAATTATGTCAGTCCCTGTCCATTCAGAAGAAGATGAAAGAAAAGTTGAGTGGTATCCTTTGACAGTGACTAAAGAAAAATATACCGGATATACTTATGGGTTAAATGTCAATTATTATCATCGATATGTCGCAGATGGTATTATTACACATAATTGTCTCTATGAATGGTCTGGATCAGTTCCCGGCGAGTTCTTCAAAAAGACAGCTAACCTGGTAGGTGAGGAAGTTCTATCACAGTCATACAGAGTCCCTCGCACAGTGTTTAAGGTAGCAAATCAGTTAGTCAAAAGAATAAGCCAGAGAAAGGATAAGGAATATCATCCAAGAGATTTTGAAGGATCGGTGAACTATCTTGATTATTCGATCTCCGACGCATATTATGACGGGAATCTTCCGGATGGATTGCTCGAAAATCCTGATGAGACGTATATGATCATTGCATCTTGTGCTTATATGCTTAACTCAATCATAGATAATTTAAAAATGAGGCGAATCCCTTTTCACAACCCATATAGACCAAGTATGAGCAAGTGGAATCCTCTCCGAACTTTCATACGTTGCATTGAGGCGTATGAAGTCGGGGACAGGATGTGGACTGGAGATGAAGCAGCGACATGGGCGGAGATCTTACGATCAAAGGATGTGTTTAATCCAAGGATGAAGCAGCGATTCTTAGATCTATGTATCAGCTTGGGAACTTCAGAAATCATGGAACGGGATATTGATAAATACTTTCTTAAGAGGCATAAAAGTCGCATCCTCAGGAAAGACATAACTTTCCTTAAAGAAGAGAAAGCCTATTCTAAAGAGTTTGATTGGGACTATGCATGGGACGTTCATGGATCTGGAGATTATAAACCAAGACTAATCGTTGGAACGGTTCACTCAGTAAAAGGAAGTGAAGCCGACAACGTATATATTTTTCCTGACTTATCTGCGGCTGGATTAAACGAATATCTCGGAGTCGGGTCTGATAGAATTCATCGGCTATTTTATGTGGGAGTAACCCGAGCAAAGAAAAATTTATTTCTATGCACTCAAGGCAGCCAATATCGAGCCATACAATGGGACTAAAATATATTTACAACCAAGGAAGTTTATAGTAGTCTTTGACTAAATCATCACTATAAAATTAAACCAAGGAGGACAATATGGAAGATGACAAAAACGTACTTAAGTCCAAAGAAGTGGCGGAGATTCTGAGAGTAAGTGTATATACGATCTATAATCTCCGGAGAAGTGGACGGCTGAAGGGTTTCACTTTAGCAGAGAAAGGACAATGGCGTTTAACCAGAGAAGAACTCGATACGTTCATGGAAGGAGAGAAACCTGAATAATGGAGAAGCCAACTGAAAAGCAGTTATATGTTGTATGGCTCGATTTGACATATGCTTTGGGAATATCAGAAGACTACATTCATGACGCAGAATCAGATCTGAAATATATGCTGGAGTCAAGGGACAAAATAAAAAATTGCTC